GCACCCCGGCCGCCCCGCGGCGGCAACCGCCGCCGGGGGCGGGGCCGCGAGCCGTTACGGCTCCGTGGACGAGCTGTCTGACTCCGTGCAGGAGCTCCAGATGACGCAGGACAAGTCGTCCACGTGGAGTATCGACAAGGGCAACCAGAAGGAGCAGTTCAACGTCAAGCAGGCGGGCGAGACGCTGCAGCGCCAGCTAAGAGAGAAGTACACTCCGATGATCGACAAGTACCGCATGCAGAAGTGGGCCGACGGCGCGGGTATCGCCAAGGCTCTGACTGCCGCGCCGACCAAGAGCACGATCGTCAGCGCCATGCTGGACGCCGCGGCCGCTCTGGATGATGCCGGTGTCCCGGAATCCGGCCGCATGTTCTTCGTGCCGACGTCCTACTACAAGCATATCCTGCTTTCCGACGAGTTCTCCAAGGCGGATGCGCTGATGGTGAAGGCCCTCGGTAAGGGCACGGTCGGCGAGCTGTTCGGCATCCCGGTCAAGAAGGTCCCGACCAGCTACATGCCGACGGACGTGTACTTCATGCTCGTGTTCAAAGGCTCCGCGGTCTCTCCCGTCAAGCTGCAGGACTACAAGATCAACACGGAGCCGCAGGGCATTTCCGGCGATCTCGTCGAAATGCGCCTGATGTACGATGCCTTTGTGCTGGGCACGAAGGCCAACGGCATCTACATTGCCACGGCAACCGGCAAGGTCGCCGCGACGCCGACGATTGCCTTTGCCAGCAACGTCATGACGCTCACCGGCGACACCGGCGCGACGTTCGTGTACACGACGGACGGCAGCGATCCGCGCTATTCCAAGAGCGCGCTGACCTACGACGGCTCCAGCAAGCCGACCATCGCGGACGGTGCAACGGTCAAGGCCGCTGCGACGCTGACTGGCTCGTATCAGTCCGGCGTTGCCGAGAAAGTCAACAACTGACACATACCAACAGGACACGGCGGTGGGGCGACTCACCGCCGTTTGTCATATAACACATTCGTACCACATCACAGGAGGTAATCATGGCAGTACATATCATTCTGGCGGCTATGGCCGTTGCGCTTGCGGCGCTCTCTCTGGCGTATGCGCGCCTGAGCCGTGAAACCAGCCGACAGGCGGCATGGGTGGAGCGGCAGATCCACGACGAGCAGATTGTGGTGAAACGCCTGGTGGACAACGTCGCGACGCTTAACACGGAATACCGGGCGCTCAAGAGCACGGTTGACGCCATGAGCGACGCCGTCCTTCCGGACGACTCGCTAGCTCGCAAAGCCAAGGAAGAAATCGATAAGTTTAACGCTGGAATCCACAATATTTTGACCTATAACGGCCCGACGTATGACCAGACGAGGAACACCCCGTGAAGCAACTCAAACCGGATATCCGCACCGTCTGGAGCCGCTACCAGCGGGGCGTGCAGTTCAACCAGCAAATCGGCCTGTACCAGACGGTAGAGGACAATGAAAATATGTACATCGGCAAGCAGTGGGAGGGCGTGCAGGCAAACGGCCTTCCGACGCCGGTGTTTAATCTTCTGAAGCGTGTGACCATGTTCCAGGTCGCTACCATTACGTCCGATAACATTGCCGTCAGAGCGTCCGCACTGCAGGCGACGCGCGGCTACGCCAAAAAGGACGTCGAAAAAGTGGCCGAGATCATCAACGAGCAGCTGGCCTCCGCCTTTGAGCGGAATCGCATCCCGACGATGCTGCGCGAGTACGGCCGCAACGCCGCCGTAGACGGCGACGCCTGCATGTACACCTATTTTGACCCAACCATCGAAAACGGTCAGGACGTCAAGGGCGAGCTTGTGACCGAGATCATCGAAAACACGCGCGTGCACTTTGGCAATCCCAACAGCCGCAGCGTGCAGTCTCAGCCGTGGATCATTCTTGCACGGCGCATGCTGCTGGAAGATGCGCAGTGGCGCGCACGCGATAACGGCATCCCGGAGGACCAGATCGACGCAATCCGGCCGGACGAGCAGGGATACTATAGCAAAATGGACTCCATCACGGACGGCCGCGTGACCGTGCTGCTGTATTTCTGGCGCGACCGCGAGACCGGCACGATCTGGCGCTATGAAAGCACGCAGAACGCCTGCATCTGCGAACCGATCGACACGGGCACGAAGCTGTACCCCATTACGTGGCTTTGCTGGGACTATATCCACGATTCCTATCACGGGCAGGCTTCCATCACGCAGCTGCGGCCGAATCAGATCTTCATCAACCGCATGTTCGCCATGGTCTTCCTGAGCCTGATGACGCTGGCTTTCCCGAAGATCATCTATGACAAGACCCGCCTGCCGGGCGGCTGGGATTCCCGCGTCGGCGCGGCGATCGCCGTCAATGGCGGTGACGTCAATAATATCGCCAAGATCATGGACCCGGCGCAGATTTCCCCGCAGGTCGGGCAGTTTATCCAGCTTGCCGTGGACTACACGCAGAGCTTTCTGGGCGCGTCTGACGTTGCGATGGGCGACAGCCGCCCGGATAACACCAGCGCCATTCTGGCCCTGCAGCGGGCCGCCAACACGCCGTTGGAGCTGACAAAGCAGAATCTGTATCAGTCCGTCGAAGACTTGTGCAAGATCTACATCGACCAGATGCGCGTTTTCTTCGGTGTGCGCGTCGTCGAGAGCAAGCCGCTCGACGTAGCCGATAACAAGCCGCTCGGGATCGATTTCTCGCAGGCGGAGTTCCTGCAGGAATTCGATTTTTCGACGCTGGGCGACATTCCGGTGTCGGTCAAGCTGGATGTCGGCGCATCGTCCTATTGGTCGGAGATCGCGTCCATGCAGACGCTTGACAATCTGCTGATGCAGAACAAGATCGGCCTGCGCGAGTATCTGGAGCGCGTTCCGGCCGGATTCATTTCAAAGAAACAGGAGCTGATCGACCTGCTGGATGCGGCGGCCGCTTCGCCGGTCGGCGGTGGCGGCGCTCCCGTATCCGGAGAGGGCAACAAAGTAGACGAGCTGCCAATTCAGGGCGGCGGCGGATATGGCGCGCTTCAGCGGGCCGTGACGCAGGAAGGGGTAAATAGATGAGTCTTCCGAAAATGACAACGCCGGTCAACAACATTTCCCTGTTGGATGACCTGCCGAATGCAGTCGGCGGCCTGAGCGCGGCGGAGCTGAAAGCCCGCTTCGACAAGGCGGGCGGCGACATTCAGACATTCCTGAACGAAACGCTCATCCCGGCCATTGAGCAGATGGGCGTGGCTGAAGGAACCGCGCGCGACGAAGCCATTCAGGCCGCCATTGACGCGCTGGAACTGGATACGACCGTCGAGAACCTGCAGAAGGCAATCGTTGCGGCCGAATCCCGCGCGAAAGAATATGCAAACACGAAAGACGCGGCCAATCTCACGGCCGCGAAGCAGTACGCGGACGACAAGGCGGCGGCAGCGCGGTCCGCTGCCGAGCGCACAGCGGCCACCGACGCCACATCCAAGGCAAACGCGGCGCTGCTCTCGGCAAAGAACTATGCAAACCAGCAGGACGCCGTCACGCTGCTGAACGCGGAGGTCGCCGCAAAGAACTATGCAAACCAGCAGGATGCCGCCACGCTGACGGCCGCCAAGGAGTACACCGACGGCAAAGTCCCATCCAAGCTGCCGAATCCGCAGAAGCTGAAATTCACCGGCGCTGCAACCGGCGAATACGACGGCAGCGAAGAGAAGACCATCAATATCCCCACTGGTGGCGGAGACGTCCCGGCCGTGCTCGGGAATCTTGCCGCACAGATAGGGGATGCCGCTGCGGGTACGATCCCTGTTTATGCTGGGGATGAGGCGTGGGCGATCGAAAAGCTCATCAAGGACTACACCGGAGACGCGGATCTGATCGGGTACATCCCGGATACGGCGTGGGTGGCGGCGTATATGGCAGCGCAAAAGGCACTGCTCAAACTGCTGCCAGATAGCGCGGCAGCAGACGCCGGGAAGCTGCTGCAGGTCGGCGCGGACGGCAATGCAGCGTGGGGAGGCAAGCTGCCGACGGCGCTGAAAAACCCGGCTGCGCTGACGTTTGCAGGCGCGGTGACGGGGACTTACGATGGCTCTGCGCCGCTGACGGTCAACATTCCGGCGGGCGGGTCTTCCGGCTCCGGCGGGGCGCTCAAGGCGATGAGCGCCGTGGGCGGGTACATCGGCATTAAGGCGGCAGACCTGCCGGAAAACGGCGTGGTGTGGATGTGCTTCGGCTCCGGCGACAGCACGGAGCTGTATACCGGCACGATCACGATCCAGGATGCCGGGATCGCAGTCAACGATATGCTTGTGATCACAAACGGGACAGTAAACCCGCTCAATCAGGTATCGTGGGTCAGCGATGGCCTCGCGATATACGGACTGTCGCCAAGCGACTACCGGGGCGTGTACCAGGTAGTCGGCGCGGGGGGCGGACCGTCCATCAACTGGCGCGGAGAGTACTCTGCACAAACGGCATATAACCGGCTGGATGCCGTGTCCTACAAGGGGAGCAGTTATGTATTTGTCTCCGCAACGTCGACAACCGGTGCGATACCGGGGATCGACGAGGAGTGGCAGCTCTTGGCGCAAAAGGGCGACTCCGGAGAGAGCCTCTCTCTCGGCATGACCTCCGCCGCCGTCGGCCAGATCGCCAAAATCTCCGCCGTGGATGCAAACGGCGCGCCGACGGCGTTGGAGCCGGTGGATATGCCGAGTGGCGGAGGAGAAAAGGCGTGGACAAAAATCATCGATGCGACGATTACGGAAGCTACGCCGATTTTTGAAGCGACAGGGCTTAACAATGTCACTGAGCTATATTGCGAATGGGCTGGAATAAAGACTGCATCCGAAACAGCCAAAGCAAATCTTAACTTATATATAAATGACATGATAGTGGCTAGCGGATGGGTAGACAATAATGCCAGCACAGGGCAATATAGACTAGGTTATTCTTTATCAAAATATAATGGGCTTGTGTGGTATAGCGTAAGGAGCGCGGGAATCGCCGGTAATGAAAATACATTCAACACCAGTCTTGGAAACCCCACCCGGGCATCGTATATGTTAGCTCATGGCGTTGGCGCGGCGGAAAAAATAAGTATAAAAGCCTTTGATGTGAACAATACCCCAATTACAGGGCAAATAAGAGTATGGGCGAGGTGAAAAGATGAAAATCTACGAAAACGGCGTGATCCGCGATATGACTGCCGAGGAAATCGCGGAACTGGAAGAAGCAAGGCTTAGGTTTGAAGCAGCAGAGAAGCATAGACCTCTTACAGTTGGTGAGGTCGGTGCAATGCTTATCAAACAGCAGATCAACACGCTTGCCGTGGATGATCAGACAGCGCTGCGGATGATCGCGTTTTATCCTGCGTGGGAGAGCGGCAAGGCCTATGCAGCGGGAGATAAGCTGGTATCCGGCGGAAAGCTCTACAAGGTGTTGCAGGCGCACACGTCGCAGTCGACGTGGGTGCCGGGTGCAGCGGGCACGGAGAGCCTGTACGCCCGCATCGACGAGGAGCACGACGGGACGCAGTACGATCCGATCCCCTACGAGGGCAACATGGCCCTCGAAAACGGCAAGTATTACACGCAGAGCGACGTGCTGTACAAGTGCACCCGCGATACCGGCAACCCGGTGTATAACACGCTGGAGGAGCTGGTCGGGATTTATGTGGAGGTGGTCACGGCATGATCTATTTTGTACCCGGTATGGAGATTGAGGAGGGGATGCGGTACACCGACGGGATACGGCGGTATATCGCGATCCGGTCCGGGCAGGCTGAGAGCCTGACGGACGAGTACTATTTTGAGGCGCTTTAGCGCCGGGAGGAGGACAAGATGCAGCAGTATCAGTGCCTGCTGGTGGCCAACGAGTGCTACCAGCGCGGGAGGATGATGACGCCGACCAAGATCGTGGTGCACAGCACGGCGGCCAACAACACGAGCATCAGCCGGTACGTGCAGCCCGCGCCGGGGCAGACGGCCGGGCTGATGCAGTATCAGCCGTCGGAGCGGCGCCTGACGGCCGCGCAGATGCGCGAGATCCTCGGCACAAACCGCTACGGAAATGATTGGAACAGGGAGGGCCTGTACGTCTGCGTGCACGCCTTTCTCGGCAAGCTGGCAGACGGCAGCCTTGCGGTATGTCAGACGCTGCCGTGGCAGATGCGGTGCTGGGGCGTCGGCTCCGGGCGCAAGGGCAGCTATAACGACTGCGCGATCCAGTTTGAGGTCTGCGAGGACGACCACAGAGACGCGGGCTATTGCCGTGACACGTTTGAACTGGCGGCCGAGCTGTGCGCGCACCTGATGCGGGCCTATCCCACGATCACGGAGATCGTGAGCCACAACGAGGCCGGGCAGCGGGGCTACGGCTCCGATCACAACGATCCGGATAACTGGTGGCCGCGGCACGGCTACACGATGGGGATGCTGCGGCGGCGTGTGGCGGAGCTGCTGGCGGACAAGCCGCAGCAGGCACCGGAGCCGAGCGCAAAGGAAATTTTCCGCATCCGCAAGAGCTGGGGAGACGCAGCCAGCCAGATCGGGGCATACAGCGATCTCGGCAACGCCATTGCGGCCTGCCCGACGGGGTACAGCGTGTACGGACCCGGCGGCAAGGCGGTGTATTCCGGCGGAACGACCGTCGTGCCGGACAACAAGATACAGCCGCCGAAGCAGTACACGGCCGGATACCGGCGCGGCTACGCCGTCCGGGCAAACGGCGGGCTCAACCTGCGCAAGGGACCGGGAACGCAGTACGCGAGCCTGCGCGTGATGCCGGACGGGAGCAAGTGCAGCTGCTACGGATACCATACGGGCGAGTGGCTCTACGTTGTAGACGCAGCGGGCGCGACCGGGTACGCTAAGCTCGAGTATCTGGAGAGGGCGTGACCGCGTGGATGCTGCAACAATCGTAGCGCTTGCCGTGCCGGTGCTCGGCTTCGCGGGCACTTGCGTGACCGCGTGGGCCACGGTAAAAAAAGCAAGCAAAGAGTCCCAAAAGGCGCTGACGGCCCTGCAGGAGCAAATGGAGCAGCAGAAGGAGCACAACGACGAGCAGTATCTCGGCATCCTGCGGCTTACCATTATGTCCCCCGAGATGCCGCTCTCTGAACGCCTGATCGCCGGGGCGAAGTACATCAAAAAAGGCGGGAACGGCGACGTGAAGCACTATTACGAACGCCTCGTCAAGGAACATACCAAATAGGAGGAACAGAGAATGAAAATGCTGGAAATGATCGTTCTGCTTTCCATGGTCATGTGGTACATCATCGACCGTGCGAAGCCCATGTGGGAAAGCCTGAAGAACGGTAAGTACATCACGATGGTGGTCTCCGCTGTGTTTGCGGGGATGCTGGCTGCCGGATACCATCTTAATATTATTGCTGCGCTCGGCGTGGAGACCGGCCCTGAATGGCTCGGCACGGTGCTGACGGCGCTGGTCCTGATGGGCGGCAGTTCGGCCGTGTCTGAGCTGATCGCGCACGTGAAGGGCTGATATCGTGGGCGCGAGCATCAAGTTTCGCGCCCAACCCCACGCGGTTTCGGTCGACCTCGGGCGGCCGAATTCCAAGCCGCAGCGCGAATTCTTCGCCTCGCGCGCCAAGTACACCTGTTACGGCGGCGCGCGGGGCGGCGGGCAGACGGGGGGGGCGCGCGCGCAGGGGGGCGGGGGCGCGC